AATGGCTGGTTTTTGAAAATGGAAAATGCTGGAGCTATGGGTACAGACTCATCAGGAAATGGCACTACCTTTACAGTTAATGGCGATTTAAAACAATCACCTGATACACCTAGCAATAACTTTTGTCAGTTAGATGGAAACCAATCATATGATATTGGTGCTTTAGAATATGCTGGAACATCACTTAATAATTACAATACAAATGCTAGTGGGTGTATTAGTACACAAATGGTAAAGAATGGTAAGTGGTATTATGAGGTTAAGATAGGAACAGATAGAACTCAAGCAAATGGAGCAACTCTTGGCATAGTAAAAAATGGTACTTATGCATCATCTTTCTTCAAGTCAACAGGCTCAACTGCTGTTGCTGGTAATAGCTCAAGTTCAAATGGTTGCGAGGGTATTAGTTATCAACCAATGCCTAGCACACCAAACATTTTAGATACTGGTGGTGGTGGAACTGTAAACTATGGTTCACAAGCAAGTCTTAACGATATCATTATGTGTGCTTTTGATTTAGATAATGGCAAGATATGGTTTGGAAAAAATGGCACATGGTTTAATGCACCTGGCACTTCAAATGCTGGAGTACCTAACACAGGAGCTAATGCTGGATTATCTTTTGCCAAAGGAGATGACTTTTGGGGTGTTACTGTTACAGCAGTGAGTAATAATGCTGGAGCAACAGCTAGAATGTTATGTAATTTCGGTAATGGGTATTTTGGAGCAACAGCAGTAGCTAGTGGAAATGCAGATGATAATGGAGTCGGTATATTTGAATATGATGTACCAGCTGGATTCTATGCAATCTGCACAAAGAACATTAAGGATTATGGATAGGAGAATATAATATGGCATTTACAACAATAGCAAAAGTATCAGACCACTTTGATTGCCCTACATGGGACGGAAGTGATAGCACAAAAACAATTACTGGTATGGGTTTCAAACCTGATGCTCTTTTGATTAAAAGATATAATGGTAATGGACACCCAGTCTTAAATAATTCTACAGAGGGTACAGCAAAAAACTGGGTTCCAAGTGGCTCATCTGCCTATGATACAACAACTTATGTAGCAAGTTATACCTCAGATGGATTTACTTTAACTGGCAATATAGAAAATACAAACAATGATGGTGATGATTATGTAGGTGCTTGTTGGAAAGCTAATGGTGGAACAACCAGCTCGAATACAGATGGCTCTATAACATCAACACTACAAGTAAATACAACTGCTGGAATTTCTATTGGCACTTATACAGGTACAGGTGCTAATGGCACAATCGGACATGGATTAGGAGCAGTTCCAAAAGTAATAATAGCAAAATCTACTACTGTTGCAGATAATGGAGATATATTTAATGGTGGCACAACTATATATTCTGATACTGAAACAGACTTAATACAGTTTGCTGGTACAGGTGCTTTTCAAGATGATGCTGGTGGTTGGAATGACACAAAACCTACAAGCTCAGTATGGTCTATAGGAAATAAAACACATCACAATACTAGTGGAGTGGCAAGTATCGCTTATTGTTTTGCAGAAAAACAAGGATTTTCTAAGTTTGGATTTTATATAGGTAATGGTAATGCCATAGGAGTTAGAATTTATTGTGGATTTAGACCAAAATGGATAATGGTTAAAAACTGGGGTCAAACTGAGGATTGGTTTACAAAAGTATCAGGATTAACAGGTTTTGGTCTTGGTGGTACAAGAACAAGAACAGTTAAAGTTAGTGATAACACCTCATCAACAAACTGTACTGTAAACTTTGAAAGCAATGGATTTAGAATTACAACTAGCGATGGTAAAGCAAATACAGATGGTGGCAAATATATTTACATGGCTTTTGCTGAGATGCCCATGGTCGGAACTAATGGAACAATATCACTAGCAACATGAAAGTTACTAACGAACAGTTGTTTGACATGATGGTCAAACTAGATAATAAAATGACAGCTTTAGAAGATAGAATAATGGTCGTAGAGGCAGTCATGAATCGAGGTCGTGGTGCTGTAACATTGTTAGCATGGCTCGGTGGCATTGTTGCTATCATAATAGGATATTTTTATCAGAGGTAAAATATGGCTGGACTTAAAATACACACAGCTCAAACTGATTCTGCAATTACTTTAGCTGAACTAAAAGCATATTTGAAAGTAGATTCATCAGATGATGATGTAGTTTTAAATATTATTAAGCAAACAGTAGATTCATGGGCAAAAGAATACACTCATAGAACTTTATGTACTACTACTTATCAATTATTTATTGATGATTTATCAGATTCTAATGTTCCAATACAAGAGGGAATGTATGATGGGATTGATTTAGTTTATAATAAAAGACCGATACTTCTACCTTTCTCTCCTGTCGCATCAATAACTCATGCTAAATATTATTCAGATGATGACACAGCGACAACATGGGCGACATCAAATTACAGATTAGATAATGCAAGTGTTCCAAGTAGATTCACATTACAAACAGGAAAAACATATCCAACAGGACTCAGACCAGTCAATGGGTTTGAAATACAATATGTTGCTGGTTATGGAGATAATACTGCTGTTCCTATGCAAATTAAACAAGCATGTCTTATTTATGGTAGTTATCTATTTGAAAATAGAGGCGATAATGAAAAATCAGTCAAAGCACCATATTCTGCTACAGCATTATTACAACCTTTCGTAGTCACTCAATTATCTACGAATCCTTATAAAACGAATAAAACATATAGATATGGAGTTATCGGCTAATCATGTATCTCGGCGAGTTTAGAAACAGAGTCGCTTTACAAACTCTCGGTGGTAGTATTGATGCTGGTGGTGGTACATCAACAACATGGTCTACTGCTACAACAGTTTGGAGCAAAGTAGAGAACACAACAGGTTCAGAGGGTTTATTTGGCGACCAAGTAAGAGCCACAGGAACTTTTAAATTCACAATAAGATATTACTCGGCACTCACAACCAAGTACAGACTTCTCTATCGTTCTAAAACATTTGACATCACAAACATAAAAATATTAGATGAAGGTAAAGAAAGATATCAAGAGATAACCGCAACAGAAGGTGTAGCATTTGGGAATTAGAGTAGAAATAAAATCTGATATTCGTAAGAGAGTTAATGCTGTCAGCAAAAAATATAATGCTAGACAGAATCGCTGGGTAGATGCTACAGGCAGTTATTTTAGAAATCAAATAGCATTAGAAATGACATTATCACCAGCGACTGGTAAAACTAGAACAAAAGAAAATGGTGTTAGACATACTTCATCATCAGTAGGAAATCCACCAAGAGTAGATACAGGAATGTTAAGAAGTAGCATACAGTATAAAAGAATTAGACAGGGTCTAGGTTTAGTCAGCACTAATATGGATTATGCTGAAGATTTAGAAACTAAATTTAAAAGATATTTTATGGGTAAACAAAGTAAAGCATACAGAAATACAAAGATATTCGGTAAGATGTTTGCTAAGAACTTAGGAATTAAATAATGGGATTTCACTCTTTTGACTTACAGACTGCGATTTTTAGTTTACTTTCAGGAGATAGTACATTAGATGGTTTAGTAGGAAATAATAAAATATTTGATTCTACAGCACCCCAAGATACAGCATATCCTTATGTAATTATTGGAACTGAATCAATAACTAATGTCGGAACTACAACTTTAGATGGCAATATATATAACATAAATATAGAAGTTTGGTCACAATATCGTGGTCAAAAGCAAATCAAAGAGGTTATGGAAAGAATTTACAATTTAGTCAATAATGCTACAATATCTGTAAGTGGGGCATCATCTGTTATGAGTTATGTAAATAATGCAACAACAATGACAGAGGTTGATGGTATCACAAGACATGGTATAGTGAATATAGACTTTACTGTATATGACAACTAAATAGGAGTAATAAAATGGCAGTCCAAAAAGGTAGTGCAGTTTTAATGAAGATAGGTAATGCTGGTAGTCCAGAAACATTTACTACCATTGGTGCTTTAAGAAGTACATCTATCACAATTAATTCTGAACAAATAGACATAACAAACAAAGACTCATCAAGAGTAAGAACATTATTAGCTGGTGCTGGTATCAAATCATTTAGTATTTCAGGAAGTGGAATATTTGATGATGGTGCTACACATCAATCAGTATTGACTGCTTTTAGTGCCTCAACATTTTCAAATTTTCAATTCCTTGTTCCTGACTACAACACCTTTACTGGTGCTTTTCAGATAACAAGTATGGAATATTCAGGTGAATACAATGATTCAGCTCAATATTCTTTATCATTTGAATCTGCTGGTGCAATAACTATAGCAACAGTCTAGGAGTAATGTAATGTGGAAAGAAACTGAAATTACTATAAATGGTAAGAAAGTTAATGCACAAGTTAATAAGTCAAACGACATGATAGAAATAGAAATGATGTTTGACTTGAAACTTCTTAAATCTACTAATGTTACGATAGATTCAAAAGATTATAAAATTGAATCTATAGAAGATGTAGGAGAAAGAGAAGAAACTTTAAAAATAACAATCGAGGATAAAAACAATGACAAACCTATTAAAAGCAGAAACGACACTAAAATTTCCAAATGATGTAAGTTATAAAGCGAAAATGTCGCTTGATACTATCATGGGGATTGAGAGTGCTTTAGGAACTTCTATACTTAAAGTAGCTAATAAATTATCTACTGGTGAATTAAGTCTTATGGAAATTATAACTATAATGACTTTAAGCATTCGTGCTGGTGGAAATGATATAAAAGATTCAGATGTAAAAAAATTAGTTTCTGATTTAGGACTTATAGAATCTATTAAAACTGCTGGAGATTTACTTACATTAGCCTTAGACACTGGCGAAAAGGAAGATGAAAAAAAAAGCGAGTCATAAAAGGAAGTGAAGTTCTTCCTGTAGAAAGATGGTTTGAAGTCTGTGTTGGAATGATGCACTTATCTCCTAAGTGCTTTTGGAATATGTCAATTAAAGAAATCACTATGGCAATCAATGGTTTTAAAGAATATAATGGAAATAATGACAAACCTATGGAGAAGTCAGAACTAGAAGAATTGAAAGAAATGTACCCTGATTACTAACTCTAGTGTTAATCTGTCAAGGTAATTACCCAGTAAATTTTATAGAAATGAACGAAAACTAAGATATGGCAACAGAATTAGATAAGTTAATTGTAAAAGTCCAAGCTGACATCAGCGATTTACAAAGAGGATTAGCAAAGGCAAATACTGCTGTCACAGGTGCATCTAAAAAAATGTCAGGTGGCTTTGACAGAGCCAATAAATCTTTAGATAAATTCGCAATGACTGCTTTAAAGGTTGGCTCAGTAGTTGCTGGTGCTATTGGTGTTATCGCTGTTAAAGGTTTTGTAGATGTTGCAGTTCAAATAGAAAATCTGAATGTAAGATTAAAAGCATTATTTGGTAGTGCAGAAGAGGGAGCTAGAGCCTTTGATAACATGGCAACATTCGCATCTAAAGTGCCTTTCAGTCTAGCAGAAATACAAAGAGGGTCAGGTTCGTTAGCTGTAGTATCAGATGATGCTGACCATTTAGCTGAACTCATGGAAATAACAGGTAATGTTGCCTCAATCACAGGATTATCTTTTCAAGCAACAGCAGAACAAATACAAAGGTCATTCGCTGGTGGTATCGCATCTGCTGATATGTTTAGAGAAAAAGGTGTTCGACAAATGCTGGGTTTCCAAATGGGTGCTACTGTGAGTATTGAGGAAACTGCCGAGGCATTCTCAAAAGTTTTCGGCAAGGGTGGTAAGTTTGGTAATGCTACAGATGAATTAGCAAAGACATTGACTGGTACAGTATCAATGATTGGTGATAAGTTTTTTATTTTTCAAAGAGCAGTAGGCGATGGTTTCTTCGCACAGTTAAAAGATAAGATGAATGACTTTAATAAAGCATTAGAAGAAAACGAACACAAAATAAAAGCATTCGCAAGTGATATCGGAAGTGTATTAGCATCAGCAGTAGAGGGTTTCGGAACTGCATTATCTTTTTTAGGCACAACTTTAAAAGCTGTATTTTCTTTAATGATTGCCACCTTTGGTGTAAAAATGGTAGTTGCATTATTTAAAATAAAACAAGGAGTCATGAGTGTGACTAAATCATTGATTGCTCTAAAAACTGCTTTGATTGCGACTGGTATTGGTGGTATCGCTATGTTGATTGCAAAATTAGCAACTGCAATAGCAGTATTCGTAGGCATTGACATGGCATTAGATAAATACAACAACACATTAGATGAAAATGCTAAACAACTTGAATTACAAGAATCTTTAGTTAAAGGTGTTACGAGTGCTTATAATTTAAAAAGCATAGCAGTCAGAGAAAGTGCTGAAGAAATGAGTGAGAATAAAAAGAAAGCTATGGCACTAGCTGAAACTATGAAAAAAGTAGAAGATATATTAATAGAAGTTAAAAAATCATTCGAAGATGCTGGTAAATCAATATCAGATGCTTTTGCTACAGCAATCGTTTCAGGTGGTAGTTTTAGAGATGCAATGAAAGATATATTTAGAAGTGTTATCACACAAATAGTTTCAACAATTACTCATGTATTGATTATAGAACCATTGATTATAGGTTTAACAAAAAAATTACAAGCTATGAAATCAGAGATGGCGCAGTTAGTTCAAATGGGTGGTGGTGGAGGTGGTGGTAGTTTTTTAGATACAATTTTAGGTAGTGCAGTGACATTATTTACTGCTGGACTTGGTACACCATCTACTGCTGGAGCTGGTTCATCAGTTAGTATGGGAGCTCAAAATCAAAGTTTTGGTTGGTCACAAAGTGCAAGAACAGCATTAATGGGTAGAGCCAGTGGTGGTTTTGTATCTCCTAATGTTCCTTATATGGTAGGAGAAAAAGGTGCAGAGATGTTTATGCCTAAGTCTGCTGGTACAATTATTCCAAACGATAAGATGGGTAGTGGTGGTGTCACCATTAATCAATCATTAAATTTTTCAACAGGAATCGTACCCACAGTTAGAGCAGAAGTACAGAACCTAATGCCACAAATTAAAAAAGAAACAGTAGGTGCAGTAGCAGAGGCTAAATCTCGCGGTGGTGCATTTGCTAGGACATTCGGCTCATGACAGCACCAAGTTATCCTTTAACCATGCCAACCAGTCCGAGTAATTTTAGAACTTCAGAATGGAGAATAGTAAGAACTGTAGCTGTAAGCACATCTCCTTTCAATTATTCTAGTCAGAGTGCAGATTATGGTGGTGCGATGTGGACTACTACTGTAGAACTTCCACCCATGAAAAGAGATGAGGCATATGCTTGGCAAGTATTTTTTATGCAACTTCATGGTCGTGCTGGAACATTTTTATTGGGCGACCCTGATTCAAAAACAATTCGTGGTGGATTAAATTCAGTAATTAATGTCAATGGAGTTCATTCGGTTGGTGCTTATTCGATATCGGTAGAAAATGCTACTGCGAGTACAGTCATTTTTAAAGCTGGTGATTACATACAGTTCGGTTCAGGTGCTACTCAAAAACTTCATATGATAACTGCTGATTGCACTTCTAATGGAAGTGGTCAAGCTACAGTAGAAATTGAGCCACCTTTAAAAACAGCATTAGCAAATGATTCTTCAATAGCTTATGCAAATACAAAAGCTGTTATGAGAATGGACTCTAACGAATTATCTTGGACAGCAGACCAAATCTCTGTATATGGCATTTCTTTTAGCTGTAGCGAAGTTATATAGTATATTCATACTAATTTAAGATAAAACAGTCAAAATGAGTCTATTAAGAGCCTCACACACGATATTAATTCTAAATTAACACCTCAAATCTAACCCAATAAAAATAACTATATACTTTTAGTATAAAGTATGATATGATTGTATTGTAAACTAAATAAAACGAGGATAAATAAAATGGAAAAAAATAAAAAATATATAATAACCAAACTTATGTATAGAGATAGGAAAGGAAGAAATGCTGTATCAAATTGTGTGTACGATAACAGAGATGAGGCAGTAGAGCAGTTAAAAGCTTGGTACATAAATAACTACGAGGAAATATACTTAGGAGCAAATCCAAATCATCTACCTATTGAGATATATGCATGGAATACATATCAAGTATTGATAGAGGAGTATGATTCATGGAATAAACTTCATAAAGATGGCTCATTTGATGGAGATTGGGTAGGCAAAAAAGTAAACTAATAAATAATAGTTATTGGGATAATGGATTATCCCTTTTTGCTTTCATCTCCGATACTATCGCATTGAGGACTTTAATTTCTGCCTCATTGATAGCGATTTGTTGTTCTAATGGTTTAATATCAGGTGCTGATTTAGATTCAAGTACATCAATCCTTTGTATTAGTTGCCCTTGAAATACGAACAAACCAGCAAATGTAATTACTAATCCTATCCCTGTTGCTATTGTTTTAATATCCACGAATCTTCCTCAAATGTTCAACTGCTCTTATGGTGTTTGCTTTAGCCTCATCAATCTTTTCTTGATACTGGCTAAATTCATCATTATAAATGACTTGGCTTTGTTGATATATATTTCTGTTATCAACATATTCTCTGAACTCATCATAACTTCCACCATTCATAATAGTTTGATTATTAAATAAATTATTATTGATAGAACTGTAACTGTCAATATTTATCTTTGATTGCATAGCTTTAGCAACAATAATATTAGTCACAACTAATTGCTTATCAATTTCTTTAACCACTTCGGCAACTTTTGTTGCAATTTTTTCCACTGAAATAGATTCGATAGTTTGTTCAGAAACTTCTGTGCTGTTAGTATCAGTTTCACTATCCACATTGCTTTCTGATACTTCTTGTTCGCTTTCGTTATCGCTTGAGTTAGATTCTTCACTTCCTGTTCTTGTTTCGTTACTAGATTCGGATTGAGCTGTTTCTGTTTCTTGAACATCTGTTTCTTCAACTGATTCTCTAGCATTATTTTCTGATGGCTCATTTGACTCGTTGGTTTCTTCGGCAACAACTTCTTCTTCTGTTGATTCACTATTTGCTGTGCTAACTTCTTCTCGAACAGGTTGTCGTTCAGTGACTCTTTCAGAGTTTGGGGTTTCTGTAATTTCTTCTGCGAGAGCAACGACTTCTGTTCCTTTAGGTTCTTCTTCAACGATTTCGACTTCTGTTGTGAACGATTCGAGGGTCTTTGGTTCTTCATATACTTCTATTATACTCTCCATTGATATTTCTTCAAAACTTTCTATTGATGGTATCTCAGTTGTTGTTTCTACAGGCTCAAAAAATAAACTTATTATCCCTGTATTTATTTCTTCCTTTTTAATTTCTTCAATAAATATTTCTTCAAATACTTCTAAAATTATTTCAGGCTCTTCATAAACTTCAAAAGTAAATTCTTTTATAGGGATAAACTCTACTGTTTCAACACTGCTAAATAATACTTCTTCTATCTCTTGAAAGGTTGTAGCGATGTGAGTAGTTTGTGTAGTCGATAAGACAACAGGGTCGTAAGTCATTCTGACTACTATATCATCAACATTAGCACCACCAAGACCACCAGCAACACCATTAGTATCGGAACCACTAATATGAATATTTCCAATGTTCGAGCTAGAACCATTATGTGTGACACTATTTTCAAAAATTTTGCCATTAATTCCTGTGACATTATATCTCTCCTGTGTTGTCGTAGATAATATATTATTATCAGAGTCTTTTATTTGTAATCTGATTGTAAAAGAATCAGCACCACCTTGACCACCCCAACAACCTGATACACCACATTCACCATTCTGCATTAAGACAGAACTGTTTAAAGTAATGCCATTATCTAGCATAGACTGATTTATATTGTTGCTTGTTAAATTAAAGTCTTGCTCGATACTTCCTTGCAGACCAAACTCCAAATCATAGTTTGAGCCACAACAATCATTTAGAACTTGGACTTCGCCTGATGTAGTCCAATTATTAGAATTGTTATTTTCAAAATCTCCATTAATAACCAAGTTCCCTGTCTGCTCGGCAAACAGGGTTATAGGAAAACAAATGAATATAAATAAGTATCTCATTCTTTTGTTGGTTCGTAAACCCAATTCTCGTTACTCCCATACACTTTCATCTCGCCTAAAGTCACAGAATGACTCGCACAGCTAGATAATATCAATGATAATAGCAATATTCTAATCATTCCAAGTCATACTGGTTTTATTATCGCCAGTATTTTTTAGTTCAGTTTTTCTTTTTTCAATCCACCTTGCTTTTGCTTTATCGCCAATTAATCCATCAACAGGACAAGGTGTTCCAGCATTCATCATGGCTTTCCAAATATTTTCATCTTGACAGGCAAGACTAATTGATGCCACTTTCATGCCCAAACGAAAAAGCATATTGACTGATTTTCTTCTTTGACAATCTAAGTCCAAATGGTAAGAGCCAAAACTTCCTGAGAATCCAATCAGTGTAACTCCAGCAGTTAGAGGAACGACACAACTATCCTGACCATAAACACTCATGCTTGGTGCTGATGCACTATTGACTGCTGTTTTTTGATTCGTAGAATTATTAGTTTCATTATTCGTTGTACTGTTAGAACTAGACCCTGATTGATAGGTGGTCGAACTTTCATAGCCACCAGTTATGGCAGTATTTGAACCAGCATTATTAGATTGAGTATTGGTTGTTGAGCCACTCGATGTGACATCAGCTAAAGCATCAGATATGCCATAAGCCAATATTATAAATAACATAATGAGAATAACCTCTTTGTAAAAAGCGAACATTGTTCTCATCTCCTTACCAAACTACCACCAAAATACAAACCTACGATACTAGAAACGACATGTGTATCTAATGGAGTTATAACTAGACCAGTCATTGGTTTCCATTGAGTTATGTCTGTGCTTGAGGCAAATATCCACCAACCTTGCATCACCGATTCTGTATAACCAACATAAATTGGCATATCAGAATCAATGAATGGGGCTAACTTAGGCAATACCAAAATAGCAACCACACAAATTAATGCTATCCATCGCCTAGTATTCTTAGTGAAAGGGTCATCAACTGCTCTCGCCTTATCTTTTTGTTTTGCATCAAAATTTGCTCTTTGCATAAGCATCTTTTGTTCATCTGCCTTATCTTTAGATTTCTGTGCCATAATTGATAAGACACCACCGAGAACTGTAGATACGAGCATTGATATTAATTCTATTGGAAACATAATATTCTCACATAGTTTATATCATCAATCTAACAGAAAAAAAGACATAAAAAAAGAGCCACTAAGTAAACGAGGGTGAACTTAGCGACTCTCAAGGGCAGATGAATGTCAAACTTATACTGTAGTACTCAGTAATTTAAAAGATTGACTACCCTAATACAAATATCCAAAATATAGAAATGACTGACATGACTATTATTGCTTGTGCAATATCAGGTATTGAATCCCATATTTCATTGAACTTATCTATCATTGTTTT